ACTATATGCAATTATAAAAAAATAAGTGGAAGTTTTATACAAGAATTTGTAAAACTTTCAAAGTTATCATTAAATATAAAATTTAATAGTGATGATTCTTTATATAAATATTCTCAAGCAGATATTTATTCTATTAAAAATTTAAAAAATTCTAATTTATTTTTTAAATTTGCTGGAAAATTTTCTGATGGGTTTGATAGCTTATTTGAAATAGATAATATATCAAAAAAAATTTTAAATGATTTATTTAAGAAAAAATTAGGGATAGAATTAGAGAAAATAGTTCAAAGGGATTGTTTGGTAACTTGTTTTACAGATACAAATTTAAATGATGAAATGTGGGAAAAATATGCTGATTCTCATAGTGGTTTTTGTCAAGAGTATGACTTAAAAGAATTACAAAGAGAATATATAGAACATAATTTTTTTAAAAATGATAACTATACAGAAAATATTTGCCCTGTTATTTATGGAGAAGAATTATTTAAAGCTTCAAAGTATTTCCCACTAGAGTATATAGAAGATATTTTAAATATAGAGATTTTTCAAAAAATTATTGTACCTATCATATTTTTTGCAGCATTAACAAAGTTGGAACAATTTTCATTTGAGAATGAATGGAGATGGTTTAAGCTATTTACACATAATTTACCTAATAAGCCAAATTTTGAAAAAGTTGAAAATGATTTGGGGATGTTAAGAGAAGTTATTCCTCCAAAAGCAATATATTTAGGGAAAGATATTGAGGGAGAAAATAAAAAAGAAATTATAGAAATATGTAAATCTAAGAAAATAAAAGTATATCAAATGGTAGAAGAAAATGGTATTTTAAAACCTATTCCTATTGAAATATAGTAGAAAAAATAGTATAATATAGAAAATCAAATATACATAAATGTTGGGAAAGTTCTAATCGCATTTATTAGAGATAGCTAGATAATAAGTCTAGTTGTTTTTAGTAAGTGCGATTTTTTATTTTCACTGGAGGATAAAATAATGTGAGTATAAAGGAAGAAGTATACAAATTATTAGTAAAAAATAAGAGTACCAGAGAAATAGCAGAAATATTAAATGTAAGTATGAGAGCTGTACAAAAGCATAAAAAAAAATTTGATGAAGCGAACAACAGCGAACAAGAAAACGAACAGCGAACGACGAACAAAAAAGAAAAAAAGGTTATTGCCAAAGTATTAATAGAAACAGGGGCTAGTATAAAGGAAGCTTCGGAAAAAGTCGGACTAGCTAAAAGTACAGTTGGAGATATAAGCAGTAAAGGAAAGTTACAATTTAAGCAACTTGAGTATCTGAATAATCTAAGGGAAAACTATATAGAAAGAATCAATAAAAATAAAGCCGATAGATTAGAAATGAATGATTTGGCAAAGAAGAAGATTCTTGATACTTTAAATTCTAATGAAGAAATTACAAAATCTGTGCAGCAAATGATAAAAATGAATGAACAAACTGAACAAGAGATTTTAGAATTAAATAGGATAGAGAGGTTAGAAAAATTTCAACTTGAAAAAGCTAAATATAAAGATACAAGGTTATTGATAATAACAGAAGAACTTGCTAACTTGTCTGATGCTGATATAGAGAAAATACTAAAAATAATAGAAAAGTCTAAGGCAGATGATGAAAATGCAAAAGATTTATGACTTTTTTAAAAAAGAATTAGATAAAAGAAAAAAAGATAGATTAAAACATTTTGTATTTAAACCTAGAGAATATCAGAAGAAAATAATAGATGTATTTAAAGCTGGGTTATATAGTTTTTTTATAATTTGTTGGGCTCGTAGACTAGGGAAAGACTTATTAGCATTTAGTCTTGCCTGTGAAGAGTGTTTAAATAAACCTAATACAATTGTATATTACATTTTTCCAACAATGAAGCAAGGGAAAATGATGATTTTAGATGGTTTTACCAATGAGAAGAAAAGAATTATTGAAGAAGTTGTAAATATAGAATGTTTACTATTACCAGAAAAATCTAAAAAACTATACCACTCTGACAACAGTTTAAGATTTAAAAATGGTTCTATCATATATTTTGTGGATGCACAAGATGCCAATACAAAAGTTGGAGGAAACTTAGATCTATTAATAATCTCAGAAGCAGCATTAATTAAAAATAGAGAAATACTATTATATTTAATCCCTTCAATAATGAATATTAATGGGAAAATTTTACTTGTAAGTACACCGAGATTCTCAAGTTATTTTAATGAGATATTGGAGGACATCACAAATATAAAACTATGGTTCAAAAGTATATTAAAAGCTACAGACAAAGAAGCAATAGATGAAAATGGGAAACCAATTTGGGATGAAGAGAAATTAAAAAAAGCTGAAAAACTTATGAGCAGAAGTAAATATAAACAAGATTTTGAATGTGATACAGATGTAGCGAATGAAGAAGCTGTATATGCTGAAAGTCTTTCAAAATTAGAATGGGTAAAAGAATTATCTATAAAAGGTAAGAAACTATATGTAAGTGAGGATCTTGGTATAAATGATAGTACAGCACTTGTATTTGTTGTAGAAAATACAATTATACATCACTACGCAAATGTTGATAATGCCACAATGCACTATATAAATTACATAAAGAACTTTATGAAACAAGCAGAAATACGAGATGTAGAAATTATTTTACCTCATGATGCAAAAAACAGAATAGATAATATTGATCATTTAACAAGTAGAAGAGAAGCATATTCAAAAAATTTCACTAATGTGAAAGTTCTTAATGCATACAGCATAAGTAAAACTATTGAAATTGCAAAACATAGCATAGAACAACATAAAATAAAGTTTTACGACTGTGAAAATGTAAGAAGCATGGTAAAGCTAATGAAAATGTATGAATGGAAAATAGATAGTAGTTCAGGAGAAAATTTAAGAACTCCTGTTCATGGGCGAGGGATTTCGGCAAGCAATACTTGTGATGCTGTGGAATATTTTTGCATGTATATGTTTTCAAGTATTTATAATAAAAATTTAAAAGATATTATGTATACAAATTATTTAGAAGATTCTGATAGTGAGGTCAGTTATTTATGAAAGAGCTAACAAAAATTGAAATAGAGAGAATAGAACAATATCTAATTGAATTAAAAGGAAAGGAAGAATACAAATATTATTTTACAGATATAGAAACAGAAAAACCTTTAAGAGCTTGGTTAGATGGAGGCTATTATATAACTTTAACAAAAGATGAGTGTAAATATTGGATTGGAGTTATAAAAATTTTTGATAAGGCTTGTGGTTTTAGTTTCATAGCATTATTAAAAAAATTAGTAAAAGAGTATAAAGAAATAAGGCAATGGTGCTATATACAAAATAAAAAATCTATGAAGTTTCATGCTTTGTTAGAGAAAAAAATGAGATGTAAAAGATATATAAAAGATGACATAAGCATTATTGTTATGAAAGGAGCAAACGATGGGAAAAGGTAGTAATCCAATTAAACAAATTGGAAGAAGAATAGAGGGAATAGGGAAAACTGCTAAAAATTTAGTTGGTGGTTTGACTGGTGGAGCAATAGGAAAAAATCCACAAGAAGATTTACTTAGACAACAAAGAGAAGAAGCTGATAGACAAGCTAGAGAAGCAGCAGAAAGGCAAAGATTAGCCATAGAATCTGAAAATAGAAGAAGAGCAGAGGAAAGAGCAAGAGCAGAAGCAGAAGCGAAAGCTAAGGCAGAAGCAGAAGCTAGAAGACAAGCAGAACTTGAAAGACAAAGAAAAGCAGAGGAAGAGTACAGAAACAAAGTAAAAACAGATACTGAAAATATGCAAAGAGATATAGATGGCTTACAGAATAAACAACAAGGAACAAATTTAACTGATAAACCTCAAACAACTGTAGACTTTTCTAAAAGTTTTAAAATAGGTAGCAATAAAGATGAAGATAAATTAAAGAAGATATTTAAAGCAGGTAGATAAGTATGAAAAAGCCAACAAAAGAAAAATTAGCATATTACTTTGAGGAAGCTAAAACTTACAAAGATGATATAAAAGGCGACTATAACGAAACATTTGAATTAACTGATAACTCTTTTACTATAAAAGATGATGCTTCAAGACAAAAAAGTGTTTCAAGAAAAGTAGACAGTGTTGTGTTAGAAAGTCAAAGATTTTTGTCAAATTTTATTATGATTTCTGTTTTTCCAAAATCACAAAAGTGGGCTGAATTAAAAAGCAATTTAGATGTAATCAAAGCGATAGAAGAAGTAAATGATAGTACAGCTGAAATGATAAAAAAAGAACTTGATGAAATCTTAGAAGAAAATTCAGAAACAGTTTACAGAACAAATAGTAATACAAACTATTATACAGAAGTTGCGAAATCTGTTAGTGATTGCTTAAAAGTTGGAACAGGAATATTTAAAATAGTTGAATTAAACTCAACTGCAAAACCTTTTACATATAGTTATCAAAATCTTGATAATATCTTTTTCTTAGAAGATATGCAGGGTAAGCCTAATATTGTTTTTAAAAGATATGTAGAAAAAAATCTACAAGATTTAATAGATATGTTTGGGCATCTTAATTTCAAGAAGCCTGAAAGTTTAAGTAGTGAGGAAGAATTAACTGAAAAAATATCAGTTATAGAAACTATAATTGCAGAATTTGATGAAACAAAAGCAGTAAATATTTATCATCATTTCGTGCATACAGAAGAGTTTGAAGAAGAGTTAGTTTATGAAGTACTTGAATATAATCCTTATGTAATATTTAGATGGCAAGTAGATAGTTCAAATCCTTGGGGTATTGGCATAGGTAGAGCTAACAAATACCTTATTAAACAACTTAATGAAAATATAGAAAAAAGAGCAAGACACAGAGATAAAATTGTGGATCCACCAGCTAATTTTTATGGAGATATAAGTTTAAGAAATAAAGTTAGTTTAAAACCTGGGGCTATTAATTATGGCGGAGAATGGAACGATGCCAATAAAATGGGGATACAGCCAATAAATACAGGAACTAATCTAATACCAATAGACCAAGATATAAATGATTGTAGAGAAAGAATAAGAAAAGCATATATGGCACAGCCTTTGGGAGATGTACTGGAAACTAAAAATAGGTCAGCCACTGAAATGGAACTAAGGCAAGAAATGTTTAGAAATGAATTTAGTGGAACCTATGAGTTAATTAATACAGAACTTTTAGAGCCAATATTTATGAATGCTTATTATATTTTAGAAAAAAAAGGCTTATTGAATGCTTTGGAAAATGAAGATTATGTAACACATTCAAAAATACATTATGTAAATGAATTAACTCAAAACTCAGGTAGAGAATATGGATTAAGAATAATTGATTTTTATAATATGGCTTCACAATTAATGCCAGAAGAACAGAAAGGATTTATTATAAAATCAGCTGAAGCAGTTGAAGATATAAGAAATAAAATGAATATCCCAGCAAGTATTGTTAATTCAAAAGAAGAAATTATGACAATGGTAGAAAATCAAAGAAGAATGATTGAAATAGAAACATTAGCACAAGCTCAAGAAAATGTAGGAAAAAGACAAGAAACAGGAATACCTGAAAGAGTTAAACAGGGAGTAGGTGGATTAGGTGATATTTAATGACAGAGAAAGAAAAAGTAAGTATGATGATTTTTTAGCAAAGTATGCAGGGGATAATGAGTTATTAGAGCTTATTAAATGGTGTGTATTAGACTGGGAAGAAACAAAAGAAAACTATTATCAAAACTATGGAAAATATCCAGAGCAAAGAAACTTATTAATCAAACTGAAATTTGATTTAGTAAATAAAAAAAATGAAATTATAGAAAGTATGAAAGGAGAGTAGTAATGGACGGCGATAATTTAGATGTAAACCAAAATTTAGAAACATTGGAGGGACAAACTCAAAATCCACAAGGAGATGATAATAATTCTGATATTCTTGATAATCAAAATAATGATATTCAAGATAAACAAGATACATTTGACCCTACTAAAATGACATTTGATGATGTTGAAACTTCTTTTAATGGATATGATTTATCAAGTTTAAAAGAAAAAATAGACACAAGTGAAGATAGTGTAAAAGCTTTAGAATCTTATACAAGCAAATTTCAAGAGTTGGGATTATCACAAGAACAAGTTTTAGGAATAGTTAGCTTTATGGCTGAGCAAGGGGAACAAGCTCAAAGTCCACAAGGAATAAGAGATGAACTTAATAAACATTTAACTTTTGAAGAAAAAAGAGCTTATCAAGCTAATTGTAATTTATTGCAAAGAGCTTTGAAAGGAACACCAGAAGAAAAGTTTTTTAATGCAATAGCTTCAGACCCATATGCTATTAAAGTTTTAGGTAGAGTTATTAATTTTGCAAAAGGAGGTAATAATGTAAGTGCAGCAAAAACAGAGAGAGAAACAAGAGTTAATACTTATATTAGTGGAGATAAAGCTGTAGATATTTTTAATAAATATCTAAGTGAAACCTTAGGTAAAGGAATTGATGATAAGGAAAAAGCAAAAAAAGCTAATGAATTAAGAAGTATGTTAGCAACAGAGGAAGACAAAAAATATTTTAATGAAATTATAACTTATTAGGAGGTAGTAATGGCAAACACAACAACAACAGTCCAACAACAATTCACAAATGCTATTTTAATGGCAATGGACAAGATGAAAGAAAATGGATTAAAAAGATTAGGAGAAAGAGCAACAGTTAAAGGAGCTGACTCACATACTTTTAACAGAAAGAAAAAGGCTTCTTATAAAAAAGTAGTTAAGTCTATGTTCGGTGATAATGGTGCTAAAGGTGATGGAGGAGATTTTGCACATTTTAAAGCAAGTCCAGAAAGAATAATATCACAAGAAAAACTTTCAAAAGATGAAATGAATAAAACAAAGATAGATTTAAAAACTAGCTTTGTATCAGCAATGACAACAGCAGTAGCAGTTGGAGAAGATGAAATAATTATTGATAAAATAAAAACAGGAGCAACAGCTTTAACTGGTGGAGTAGCAACAAAAACTATTGATGATTTAGCAAATGTTAAAGAATTAATAAAAGCAGTTAGAAGAGCACATGTGTGGTCTAAAACAGTTCCAGATGCTCACAAGGGAGTTGGAGTAGTAATACACCCAGATGATTACATAACTCTTTCAACTTCTGAAATCTTTATAAATGGAGATTATCAAGCAGCATTCAGAGGTGGAACAGGTGATGTTCCTGTAACTTTTTACGGAGCTGAAATATTTATATCTGATTTAGTTGATAAAGGAACTACTTATGTAGTCCCAGCTTACAGTTTTGGATATGCAGAATGGGAAGGCTCTTTAGAAACAACTGCTGAATATCACGCCACAGATGGTTTATCTTGGCATTTACAAGTAACAAAAACAGGAGGAGCTGTACTTATAGAAGCTGATAAAATAGCAAAAATATCATCAAAAGCAGCATAACCTTTAAGGGTAGGGGTAAAACCCTACTCTATTTTTATGGAGGAAATATGGATTTTAAGACAGGAAAGTTACACAAAATAATAAAAGAATTTCAAAAAGGTAGTGGAAACT